GAGATCCTGAAAGGCCTACACAATTTTACGGCAACGACAGGGAACGCTTTTAAACTAGCATTATACGATAACGAAGCGACTTTAAGCAAATCAACAACTGCATTTCAACAAACCGACGAAGTTGGTGCATCAGGCACTTACTCTGAAGGTGGTGGAGCATTAACATCTGTTACTCCAGTATTATCAGGCGATTCTGCTGTATGTGACTTCGCAGATGTTTCATTTACAAGTGCAACTATTTCAGCACAAGCTGCTGTTATTTATAATAGCTCAACTGTATCTGGCTTAACAACAAATGCATCTGTTTGCGTCTTAGATTTTGGCGCAGTTAAAACTTCAACTTCAGGAACATTTACAATTACGTTCCCTGCTGCTGAAGCAACTGCTGCAATTTTAAGAATAGCATAAGGAGATAATTCATGGCCACCGTCCAAGGATGGGGCCGACAAACCTGGAATTCGGGTGCATGGAATACATTCGCACCCGTTGCCGCAACAGGTAATGGCCTCACGTCATCTCTAGGTTCGTTAACGCTTACAGGCGATTGTAACATCACGCTTACTGGTATAGGTACTACCTCTACCGTAGGTACTGTTGCTGCTACAGGAGGTCAAAATTTAACAGCCACAGGTAATGCAATTACTTCTGCTCTTGGAACAGAAACTGTTACAGGATCTTCAGCTCACACTTTAACTGGTATTGGAATGACATCATCGGTTGGTGATGAAACAGCTACAGGTGTAGCTCAATCTGGTTGGAACCGTGGTGCTAATGCCGACACAGGTGAAGAAATAGGATGGAATGACAATCTTTGGAATATTCTTGAATCATCATATTCTTTAACAGGTAATCAATTAAGTTTAGGATTAGGTTCGGTATCGGTAAGTGCAAGTGTTGACCCTAGTATAACAGTCGGTGTAGGATTAACTTCAGCTACAGGTGTATTAGGTGGTTTTGCTCAATCAACAGGTAATCAAGTAACATCATCTATTGGAACATTTTCTATATCAGGAGATTCACAATTAACTATTGTTGCTGCTAGTGAACCTGAGCTAGATATAAGTACAGGCACCGCTTCTGTTGAGATTGGTAAAACAGCTTTTCCTTCAGGAAATGCTATTACCTCAAGTCTTGGTACAGAAGTCGTAACAGGAAATGCTATTGTATCACCAACTGGAATAGCTTTAACAAGTACTTTAGGAACTGAAGTTCCTGTAATAGATGTTAATGTTGTTGGTGTTGGTGGATTTATAACTAAAACTGTTACAGTAGTTAGAAACGCAGCTGATACAGCTAATATTTATGCAATAGATGGTGTTCCACAACCTACTTTAGAACTAGCAGAGGGTAATACATATAGATTTGATCAATCTGATGGATCTAATGATTCACATCGTTTAAAATTTTCTGAGACATCTGATGGAACGCATGCAGGTGGAACTGCGTATACTACAGGAGTAACCGTAGTAGGGACGTCTGGAACAGCTGGGGCATACACTGAAATTACTGTAGCCTCTGGTGCTCCTACTTTATATTATTATTGTATTAATCACTCAGGTATGGGTGGACAAGCAAATACCCCTACTCAAGATGCAAATCAATTTACAGCAAATGGATTGACAGGTTCTGTTGGGAACCTAACAACAGCGGCTAACGCAGAAGTAAGCGTAACTGGAATTGGATTAACTCTTTCTTTAGGTGAAGAAACACAGGAAACAAGCTATGAAGCGCCATCCGTTTCAATTACATCGGCTACTGGAAACCCTACTATTACAATAAGTGTAAGCTTTACACCTACTGGAGTTTCTGCTACAAGTAGTACGGGTGATTTACAAGGTACTTTTTGGAACCAAGTAGATGATTCTAACTCGGATATAAGTTGGACAGAAGTTCATCAAGCCGCATAAAAGTTTTGACAAACTTCAATTTAAATATTAAAAATTATATAGGAGATTAGATGAGTTCAACATATTCAACAAGTTTAAGAATAGAGCTTCAAGGTTCTGGAGAGAATTCGGGAACTTGGGGAACTATTACCAATAACAACTTTTCGCAATCATTAGAATTTAGTATTGCTGGTATAGTAAATGTAGCGTGCGGTGATAATGCTGTAACAACGCTTACAAATGCTGACGGACCACAATCACAAGCTAATAACCAAGCAAGAAATGCTCACATAAGATTAACGGGTGCACATGGTGCAGTAAGAATAGCACAATTCCCAGCTACTCAAAAAGTTTATTTAATTACTAACGCAACAACTGATTCAGGATCTTCAGGACCTTACGCTATGACTGTAAGACTCGGAGCTTCTGGCAACACATTATCTATTGCAAACGGTGCTACTAGATTAGTAGCTACTGACGGAACAAACTGGTTTGATGTTTTTGCAGCAGGTGGTCAGTACGGTGGTTCTTTTTTAGCCGATGGAACTGTTGATGTTAACGGAAAAGAATTAATATTAGATGCTGATGCAGACACCAGTATAACAGCAGACACAGATGATCAAATAGATATTAAAATAGCTAACATAGATGTAGCAGAAATAACAACAGCCAACTCTGGTGATTTAGTAATTACCAATGCTGTTCAAGATAAAGATATAACTTTTAAAGGAGATGATGGTGGTGCTGGTATTACAGCTTTAACATTAGATATGTCTGATGCAGGTAAAGCTACCTTTAATGGTGTAGTTGATGCTGATGCAGGTGTTACTATTGATAATATTACAATTGATGGCACTGAAATAGATTTATCTTCTGGAGATCTAACTTTAGATGTTGCTGGTGATATTATATTAGATGCTGACGGAGGAGATGTAAAAATTTCTGATGATGGTACGCATGTAGGATCTTTAACAAACTCTTCTTCTGATTTTGTAATCCAATCAATAGTTCAAGATAAAGATATTATATTTAAAGGTGACGATGGAGGAGCTGGTATTACAGCTTTAACTCTTGACATGTCAGGTGCTGGTGCAGCTACTTTTAATAATGATGTAACAGCTTTCTCTGATGAAAGACTGAAAACTGATATTAAAACAATTGAAGATGCATTAGAAAAAGTTTCTCAAATGAGAGGTGTAACTTTCAAAAGAGAAGGTGTGAATGGCACGGGTGTTATCGCACAAGAAGTTCAACCTCATCTTCCTGAAGTAGTACATGATAAGCAAGAGTGGCTATACCAACTTCAGGTGCTCTTGCTTTCTCTGCTTTACAGACAGAGTTTGGCGGCACAAATCCAATCGCAATAAGTGAATACTATGCAGGTGGAGGACTCGTTCCTGCAGGTTCATCTGGTACAAATGGTGATGTTCCATCATCTGGTACAATCGCTATTTCAAAATTTTATGGTACAGAAAATGTAGTAGTAATGGTAGCAAGTGGTGGCACAGTTACTACTTCAGGTGATTTTAAATTTCACTCTTTTACAGGTAACGGAACTTTTACAATAACAACTGCTGGAAACCAAGGTATGAATTCTATGGTATTAGCAGGTGGTGCTGCAGGTGGAAATCCTGGTTCTAACAATTCTGGTGGTGGTGGAGGCGGTGCAGGTGGCATGCTTCTAACTACAAATAATAGCCCTACTACAGGATCTTTTGCTATCACAGTTGGTGGTGGAGGAGCTGCTTCTAGTACCCAAGGTAATGGTTCAAGTGGTTCGGTTTCAACATTTGCTGCAGGCAGTTTAACTGCAACTGGCGGTGGAGGCGGTGCTTCACACCAAGGAGGTGTTAATGGTGTTAACGGTGGATCTGGTGGAGGCGGTGCTTCTCAACCTTCAGTTGGCACTGGAAGTGGCGGTTCAGGAACTGCTGACCAAGGTAATAACGGCGGAAACGCTGCAACCAACGGTGGCGGAGGAGGCGGCGGTGCAGGTGCTGCAGCTTCAAACGCAAACGGCAGTGGCGGTAGTGCTGGCGGTAATGGACAAGCTTGGGAAGGACAAGGAACTTTTGGCGGCGGCGGAGGCGGCGGCGGAACAGGCGGTGCTCAACCTGGAGGTACAGGCGGCGGCGGAAGCGCTGTTCTAGGAACTTCTAACGGTCCTACAAATCAAAGAGTAGCTACTCCAGCTCCTTCTAATCAAGGTGGCGGTGGTGGATCTACGAATTCTTATCCTAAAGGGACAAGTGGCGGCGGCGGTTCAGGTATCGTTAAAATTAGGTACAAGTATCAGTAATGGCACATTTCGCAAAATTAGATGACAGTAACGTTGTTCTACAAATAGATGTAGTAAACAATTCAGATATTTTAGATGGTAATGGTGACGAAAGCGAGTCTGTTGGAATTACTTTTTTAACTAACTTAACAGGTCACTCTAATTGGAAAAAAACTTCTTATAATACAGTTAATAATTCTCATCTATTAGGAGGAACTCCTTTTAGAAAAAATTATGCTGTAATTGGAGGTACATATGATCCAACTAATGATGCTTTTTGGCATCCAAAACCTCATGCTAGTTGGACAAAAAATACTACTACTTGGAGTTGGGAAGCTCCTAAAGCAGAGCCTACACATAGTGAAGTAGGTGATACATACGTAGGAGTGCAATGGAACGAAACCGATCAAAGATGGCAAGCTCAATTAGCATCTGATATTACTAAATTTTATGCTTTTGATTCTACAGCGAAATCCTGGACTCAGATTTAATTTTTTAATCTAAAAACAATATCAGTATAATTACTAGGAAGAAGAACAGATTCTTTAAGAATTGCAAAAATATTTTTATTTGTTTCATTTTTTAACTCAGCACTTTCAGCCGTTAATTCTATTACGTGTCTACTCCAATCTTTTGTAATGTGCTTTTCATCATTAGTAAAAACTTCTATTATTCCTTCTGAAACAAAAGCTGATGATTTAGGGGATATACACAAAGATTTTAAATTACCATAATGCACAAAACAATTTGGCAGATTTGCTGGTTTATATTTAAGATTTTTTAAATGATTTAATAAATTTATGTTTTTCATATTTTTATTTTATGTTATAACACAAATATTAGAAAAAAGAATGTTATATGAGTGATTCGTTGTTATGGTTTAATACCCAAATACCCAAAGAAATTTTAGATAATATGGTACGTGATTTAAAATTTTTTGATAAAGAATTTGATAGATCGGTTATATGGGATGAAGATAAAGAAAGCAGTAATTTAAGAAAATCACAAAATGCATGGATTCCCACTTCACATTGGATAAGTGGTTTTTTATGGCATTATATTAGAATGGCAAACAACAGAAACTTTCATTATGATTTAACCTGTATAGATAATCATCAACTACAATACACTTGTTATGAAAAAGGTTCTTATTATACTTGGCATACAGACGGAGGAGTTGATCATACAATTCTTACGCCTACAGGTAGTGACAGTTGGGGAGAAAATCCAAAACAATTAATTGATGATCAAATTTTAAAAAATGCTAACTTGGTTCGAAAACTATCTTTTGTTTTGCAACTTACTCCAGGTGATCAATATGAAGGTGGTGAGTTACAAGTTGAAAATTGTGGTGGTGTTTTTTCAGCAGGTAAAGAACAAGGATCACTTATCTTTTTTGATTCTCGAACAAGACATAGAGTCACTGAAGTTACAAAAGGAACTAGAAAAAGTTTGGTAGGTTGGGTGCTAGGCCCTGAATGGAAATAACATGAAAGATAAACATTTAAAATTATTACAACGATATGATTTTGAAAAACCTAATTTTGAAAAATATAAAAAAAATAATATAGAAATAAAACAAGACAAGGAAACTAAAGCTTGGTCACTATATATAGATAAAAAAGAAGTTAGAACTGTTGATAGGTTCTTTGTTAATTGTTTTTCTTATATGGCGATGACAGATTTAGCTTTTGGAACAACCGCAATAAAAGGTTGGGGTCTTGGAGAAATTCCAAATTGGTTAAGATTTAAACCACAAGTAAGAGAAGTAACAGTTATAGAACCTAACATGGATATAATAGACTACCATGAAAAAGTTAATACTGATATGTGGGGTACTGTTAACATGATACAAACAAGATCTTTGGGCTTTGGCATGAAGTGTGATGTTTTACTTCTTGATCGTTACTACAATAGAGAACCATTTGATATGGATATTGTTGATTTTTTAGATTTAATTCAAAAAGAAATTGAATTAATTGAACATAAATTTTTATGGTTTTGGCCTTTAGAAATGTTATTAACCTATAAAAGTTTACAAGGAAAAGATCTCATGGATACTTATGATAAGATAAGACAGAAACTTCCAACATTACCTTATCTAAAAACTGCTGATTTACATTATTATGTTGGCATGAGTCAGTTTAATTTTATACCATTAAAGGAAAAATAATGAGTGATACTCATATGGTTAGGGCTTTTGGTCCTTCAATATTGAAAACTAAATTACCTGATCAAGTATTATCGTTATTAATAAAAACATCAGATGAACAATTAAACAATCCTGAATTAGCTAAAAAATACGATTGGTCTATGCATCTAGCAGGTAATGTTAAAAAAGAAGTTCGTTTTGCTAATGATTGGTTAAACACATCAGAAGCTGAACCTTTTTCAAGTTTTATTACAGAACAAACATATACTTATTTAACCGATTCTCATGTTTCACATTCTTTTCCAGACATGGATCATCCCTATTCAAAAATAAATTTATCAAGCGCTTGGATAGTATCACAATGGAATGGAGATTTTAATCCTACGCATTTTCATGATGGAACTTTATCAGGTGTTTGTTATTTAAAAATGCCAGACATGGATCCTAAAATAGAAAAAGAAGATCATTCACCTACGTGTGGGAAAATAGCTTTTCTCTACGGAAGCCCAAGTAATTTTAATTTTCATAAATTTGATTTGTTACCTGAGACTGGTGATTTTTTTTTATTTCCCTCTTGGTTAATGCACACGGTCTATCCTTTTAGAACACCTAATACGGAAAGAAGATCAGTTTCATTTAACTTGTATTTAACTTAAATTATATGAGAATTAAAAGAGAAGTTTTGTATGATGAAACCAATTGGATTTTAGAAAAAAAAATGAGTTTTACAGATAAAGGTTATGAAATTGTTCGCAATGCAATTACAAAAGAATTATCTGATTTTTGCTATCAATATTTACGCACTAAAAGAAAAATAGCACAACATTTTTTTAAAACAAATTTTATACCATTAGACAGTCGTATGTGGGGTGAGTGGAAAGATACACAAGTTCTTGGAACTTATTCTTATTATGCAGACACAGCAATGGAAACATTATTGGAAATGATTAAACCTAAAATGATGGAAGTTACAAAATTAAATTTAGTTCCTACATATAGTTATCTCCGTATTTATAAAACTGGAGATATACTAGAACGACATAGGGACAGGCCATCTTGTGAATTTTCATGTACTCTTAATTTAGGCGGTGATGAGTGGCCAATATTTTTAGATCCTACTGGACAGGAAGGTAATAAAGGAATTAAAGTTATTTTAAAACCAGGGGATTTATTAGTATACAAAGGTTGTGATTTAGAACATTGGAGAGATCGTCTTGAAGGTGAAGAATGTTGTCAAGTTTTTCTACATTACAACGATAAAAATGGTGAATTAGGTACATCTAACATTTATGATAAAAGACCTTTCTTAGGTTTGCCCGCACAGTTTAGCAGCAGATATAAAAAATGATGTCAAGAAAACAATTATAAAAAGATTTGTTGATATATTCTGTACACATGTTTAAATTAGATCTCACCCAAAAATTATAAATCAAGGAGATATTATGGAAAATCAAGAAGTATTGAAGGCTATAGCTACCCTTGCTGATAAGGTGAGTCGTTACCACGAACGTTTATTAGCAGTGGAAAGAGACAATGAAAGACTGCAAAAAGAATTATTAGAACACAAAAAAAGTTCTCACATACATACGATTCAAGGTAATCCACACAACCCTGATGCAACTGTCATGGTAACAGGTTTAGATTCTGATATGGAATGTGAAGCGTGTAGCGCTTAATTATACTATATTAAATGAAAATGAAACTCTTGGTGATTCAGAAAGATTATGTTCAACACTATGTTCTAACCAAGCTGGAAAGATTATTAATTTGCCTGGTTTAGCCTCATGTTTCCAAATAGAACTTGTGTATTCATTGTGTTTGCCTCTTGGTGTGGTTTCACCCCAACTATGTTCAACGAGTTTAGTTGGGTGATATAATACAGTCTCACCACAATCTTTAGGAGCCGTTACGTAATAAACACCAGATAACTTATTATCGTTACCAAAGTGATTGTGTGCTAAGTTATAGTCTTTGTAATAATTAACATTAAACCATAAATCGTTTAATCTATCTACTTCTAGATGTATATGCTCTGTAAAAATTTTAGTATGATGTGCTATTTCGTGACTTAACTTTTGAAAAGTGTCGTTTTTTAAACCTATTAATTGTGCCGATTGATAACCACCACGATTACTTACTATCCTGTGTTTTGACCATTTTCTTTTTATCTCAAGACACTCTTCCCATAACTTATCATTATCTACATCTAATTGCGTTGAGTAAATGGGTGTTTTAAAAATATCTTCAATCAAATTTATTTAGGCGTTTCGCCTAGCATATCTTCTAAAGAGGGTGCAAATACCTTGACGTCCCTTTTAATTTTTTCAGCAGTTGTAGAAGTTCCTGGATTATCAACGTCAGCTTGAGCTGCAGCTTCAGATTCATACTCAGCACCTGTATCTATGTGTGTGATTGTTGTTTCAGTTTTTACTTTGTAGTGTGGAATTTTTCTTCCATCTTCTGTTGTAATGTGACCTAATAATTCAGCAGGTTCAACTATCGGCATCTTCGTTTCTCCAATTTATGTTAAAACTGATGATAACTCTATCTTCATCAGAATTATTTGTTTGTACTTCATGTTGTAACCATGATGGGAAAAAAATCAAGGAATTTTCA